AGCTTTTAACTAATCATGGCTACTAACACTGCTGCATCTTTTACAAACCATACTGGTAATGGTACTGCTGGTCCGTTCAGTATCTCCTTCTCCTATCTCTCAGAAGCTGAAGTAGATGTTACGGTTGGTGGTGTCTTAAAAACCATAACCACTCACTATACGTTTACCAGTGCAACACAGATAACATTTACCAGTGGTAATGAACCTGGTAATGGTGTTGCTATTAAGTTTCAAAGAGATACAAACATCTCTGCCAAGAAGGTGGATTTTCAAGATGGTAGTGTTTTAACAGAAACTGATCTAGATACCAATGCAGATCAGGTCTTATTTGCTCAACAGGAGATTATAGATAAGTTAGGTAATATTGAAGAGAACGCTACAGCAGATCAAACAGATGCAGAAATAAGGGCAGCAGTAGAAGCAGCTACTGATAGTAATGTCTTTACAGACGCAGATCATTCCAAGTTAGATGCAATAGAAGCTTCTGCAACAGCAGACCAGACAGCCAGTGAAATAAGAACACTTGTAGAAAGTGCCAGTGATAGCAACGTGTTTACTGATGCAGATCATACAAAACTAAATGCCATAGAAGATAGTGCTACTGCTGATCAGACTAATGCTGAAATAAGGGCAGCAGTAGAAGCAGCTTCAGATTCCAATGTATTTACTGATGCAGATCATACAAAACTTAATGCTATAGAAGCTAGTGCCACTGCTGATCAAACAGGTGCAGAGATTAAAAGTCTTTATGAAGGTGAATCTGATACCAATGCCTTTACAGATGCAGAAAAAACTAAGTTATCAGGTATAGAAACAAGTGCTGATGTAACAGATGCCACAAATGTAGATGCTGCTGGTGCTGTTATGAACAGCGATCTTGATACCAAAGGTGAAATACTTGTAGGTGATGGTTCTGGCGACCCCACAGCTCTTTCTGTTGGTACTAATAACTATGTTTTAACTGCTGACAGTACAGAAGCTACAGGGGTTAAATGGGCTGCTGCACAGGGAGGTGGAGGTGGTGGAGGAATTAGTAACGTAGTAGAAGATACTACCCCACAACTAGGTGGGTCACTTGATGTTAACGGACAGGATATAGTCTCTACTTCTAATGGTGATATTGATTTAGATCCTAATGGTTCTGGTAAGGTTGTTGCTAAAGGTAATGCTACAAGAGGTTCTGGACAGCTAAAACTAAACTGTGAACAAAATAGTCATGGTGTAATTATCAAAGGACCACCTCATAGTGCTGCTGCTGACTATACACTTACTCTTCCTAATAATGATGGTGATGCAGGTCAGTTCTTAAAAACTGATGGTAGTGGTGGTCTTAGTTTTGATACGGTTTCTCAACCTGATTCAGATAAGATTACTGAAGGCAATACAGAGGCAGAAGTAGTTGACACTGGCTCTGATGGACACTTTAAAGTAACTACAGAAGGTACTGAAAGATTAAGAGTTATAGCTGATGGTAAAGTCGGTATCGGTACTACTACACCAGGAGAATTACTACAAATTTATGATGCGTCTGGAAATCCAACAATTCATGTAAGAGCTAATAATCAAAACACAGCTTCATTAAAATTTGAGAATGATGATGGAAACTGGACTATATCTTCTGGTACTGCTAATTATCCTTTGAATTTTGCAGTTGGTGGCAGTAATAAATTAACAATACTGAATGACGGTAAGGTTGGTATTGGAGATACAACACCATCTACTGCCTTAGAAGTTAATGGAACGGTTACAGCAACAGCTTTTGCAGGTAGTGGAGCAAACCTTACAGGTATTTCAACAGGTAAAATTCTTCAAGTAAAAAATACATTAAAAGTAGATCATTTTACAACAACCAGTACTAGCTTTGTTGATATTACAGGATTAAGTATTGATATAACAGCAGCATCTTCATCGAATAAATTTTATATATCTTGTATAGTTTTTGCTAACTGTCAAGATTCGGCTGTTTTAAGACTTGTAAAAGACGGAACAGTAATTGCTGCAGGTACAGCAGGCTCAGGTGCTGATAAACAAGGTTTTGCATTTGTAAGAAATAACTCTACTTCCTCAGGAGCTTCTTATGGAATTGCTTTTTTAGATACTGCTGGCGATACAAATTCCCACACATATAAAGTGCAAGGATTATCAGAAAATGGTTCATCATATTCTTTAGGTATTAATAGAAGAATGTTTGGAACTGGGTTTAGTTTAAGTTCTTCAATAACAGCTATGGAGGTGGCGGCATAGTGGCCATCTTCTATAATTAGTAAAAAAGGAGTTTTTTATGGGATTAGACCATGAAGCAATTTATGAGGCATACAAATCAGAAAGCAAACCTGTTGTTTCTATAGATGACTCTGCTGGTGCGTTTGATTCTGATGGTAATTCAGTTTCTTTAGATAATACAAAAGTAGCAGCAGCTAGAACAGCCCTAAATACAGCAGCCGCAGCAATTCTTTATCGTTCACAAAGAACAGGTGCTGCAGGCACTACAGATACCATTTATGCTTCTATCGGAGATCAGTTAGATATGCAATATAAAGATGCTGTGAATGGTACTACTACATGGAAAGATCACGTTGCAGCAGTAAAAGCTAAATATCCAAAACCTAGTTAATATTTTTTTCTTGCATCTGCCTTGTCATAAGGCTCATGGTGACGTACAGAGGTGATAGACCTATAATTAGCAGTAATGTAGCGAATGTCATAACTGACATAGCTCTAATAATTGCAAATTTAATCATGTTTCAAAAGATCGCTAACATTTTGAGTATTGTTTCATTTCTAATGGTAACTTCAGTTATTGGTGGAGGGTACTTTGGATATAAGTATGTAACATCTGAGCAGTTTAAAGCAAAGATAATGAACCAGGTTATGGGTAATGTAAAAGGAATGATGCCAAATGTATTAGATAAAGGTTTACCAAAAACAACTGGCATATCTATACCTACACCACCAAAAAAATAGTTGGAAATACCTGAGATAAGTATTCCAGAAATACACATCCCTGAAATTCATTTACCTTATACACATTTACCTAATTATGACCACTCAAATGTAGAGGTTATAGGTTGTACTTACTATCACAGAGACACCAAGAATACAGGTAATAGAAATTTATTAATAGAAGATCCAAACGGAGTAAGTAGTAACTGTCCTTATCCAAGTTTCTATCCTTTAAATTACCAACCAGATCAACTAATTATTGTTGAAGAGGCTGCACCAGTAGAACAAGAACAAAAGCCTTTACCAGAAGGTAAACCACCTAAAGCTAAGATCCCAGAAAACAAGAAAAAAGAAGATGTTTTTGTAGAGTGTCCTGGAAAATCAGATCAGAGGGTTGGAGATTTTCGTAACGAAAAGAAACTGGAACGTGTCATAGGCCATAAAAGAAGCGAAGATGGAACTATATGCACAACGCTGTATGAGGACGTTCCGTTCAAAGATCAGTACCTCCCAGAATTTAGTACTGTTGTCTCTACTGCTGCTATTGCTACTGTGGCTGCGACTACACCAATTATTCTCAACCTTGTGAAACCTATAGTAAAAAACTTAATAAAGAAACTGACAAAGAAAAAAGACGTAAAATAACAATAATAATAAAAATAAAATTGATCTTTTTTCCTGATAAAAAATATTCCATCATTTATGCTGACCCACCTTGGCAATACAAAAGAAATGGAGGTAAATCTGCGGAAAGTAAATATGATGTAATGTCTTTTGAAGATATAAAAAATTTAAAAGTAAATGATATTGCTGAAGATAATAGTCATCTTTATATGTGGGTAACAAATCCTTTTATTTCTGAAGGATTAGAAGTTTGTAAAAGTTGGGGATTTGAATATAAAACATTATTAACTTGGGTGAAAACTTATAAAGATGGTAGTCCTGTTATGGGGATGGGGTATTACTTTAGAGGTGCAACTGAACATATTATCTTTGGTGTTAAAGGAAAAAAACTTTGTAATAATAAAAATACAAAAAATATTTTTTATGGAACACAAAGACAACATTCACAAAAACCTAATTGTGTAAAAGATATGATCGTCAAATGTAGTGGTGATCTTCCAAGAATAGAATTATTTGCAAGAGAAGAAACTGACGGTTGGGATTGTTGGGGAAATGATACACAAAAATTCAATAAAAATGTTATGCAAAAAGAACTTATATTTAATAGTTAAAGGCAAGTTAATACTTATTTTCTGTTTTCTGTTTTTATTTCGTGTGTATGTGGAATAACTTGATTTGGTGGGACTGTTACTTTTATCCCTTCACAAATACTTGCGTATTTTCCAGTAAAGGTAACACCAAGTTTTCCCTGTTCTGAACAGACCTTGAGCCGAAAAAGTGCAAGCTCTAGCGAAGTTTTCTTATATAACAACTCTTGATTTTTAATATTAATCTCAGTTGCTTTATGACAAAGTTTTGGAGATGTTCCTAATGGAATGTTTAGCTGTGCAGAAATTCCATAACTAACATTAAAATTATCTTTTTCAAATCTAGGTGTTTCTTGAACATATTTAATAGCACCAGTATCTTCATCGTAAATATTTTGTCTGGTAATAGTTTTTCTTGGAAGATTATATGTATGAGAATCTGTTACATAGGGTGTAATTGTAAGTGATGGAGAAGAGCAAACAATACCCTGACTCATCCTGAATTGAGGACTACTTTGTGGCATTATTTGTGTTGCGTTATTGTTAACTGTTCCCTGTGCTTGACTACTGGGACTAGCCACCGTTGTCGAGGCTATAACTGGTTTTACAGGAATTAGGAATAAAGCTATTGCCCAAAGGTAGTTTCTACGGTGGTTGTAGTAGTGGTGTTTATGGTGCGGTTTATTGTAGTTATTGTGTCTAGTCCAGGAGAAATTATTGATTCGACTAAACTGAAAGGTTGTCCAGAATTTACTATTTTCCATCTAGGCACACCTTCCAACGTAGGACTTGTATATGAGAAGTTAATCCCATTGACGGTCTGAGTAGCTTCTGCGGTGGGAATTGAGTTGATATAACCATTTGCATCATTACTCTCAATATTATGACCTGAAACGCTTAGAGAGTACCCTGTGCGGTATTGATGACTTGTTATTGATTCCGTTATTACTGATTGACTCGTAGAATTTGTAGAAGATGATCCAGTTCGGAAAGTAGGTACTACTGGATTTGCAAGGGTTTTGACAGGAAATAATATTATTAATAGCAGCCAAAGTTTAATCAATCTATGGTTATCTGAACTGTAGTTGATCCTATGCAACTAGAACCAGATCCAAATGCACCACTACAAGTATGGACTCCTGATGACAAAGAAGTCATTGCACCAGATCCAAGAGTACCTCCACTACCTACTGTTGTTTGTCCT